TGGGTAAGCTCCTTCTCCCTACGTTCGATACTAATTAGTTAGTCGCGCATGTGATTTCACGTGCCTAAGATGCAATGAAGCACTTAAGCCCGCCCTTATCAAGCCATTTCTGATAGGGACTCTCGTCCTGCTCTTGTGGGATAAGACCGCGTGAGCGGAGGAGACGGAGCAGATGCTCGTCCTCTTCACTCACCGGTGGTTTACTTCCTAGACCGTACGTCGCCAACAGGCGAAAGAACGGAACAGGATCACTCCGAATATAATCGCCCAACGCGTCACAAATCGGCCCCGCAAGGGCACCGATCTGTGTCGGAAGATGAGCGGAAAGGTTCGGAGACGGATCAGCAAACACGATCTCGTACTCGAGCAAGATGTGCCCGTATGACGTTCCAGTGGTAGCCGCCTGATCGAGCACGACCGCGACCGTACCGGCAGACATCTGCCGTTGGTCAGCGGAGGTGTTGTTCGATGGTTCAGGAGAGTAGTTGTAGAGCCAGTTTTCCTGGTCCGCCATACCACCCTTCATGTTCCAGTCGACCTCGAGCGGTGTCCACACTGTAGCCATCTTCGAGTCCTGGTTGGCGAGAATGTAGCCATAGAGCGATTCCTCCGGAACAGCGTTCGTGCCGGCACCGTCAGTCCCCTCAGTCAGCAAACGAGCGTATGTGGCGTCATCGAAAACTCCGATGGCGACAGATGTCGCGTTGTTTGTCCCGACCGAAGGGATATAACGTACCTTAAGCTTGTGGACGTGACAGCGATTAAACAAATGTGCGAAATCGCGAGCACGGCCACCGAAAGCCATTGGGGAAATCTGGAAGTAGTGCGTGGCGCCGCCGTCGACAGTAATGAGCTTGCCGCCTGGGGCGACAACCGTCAACTGACCAGCGAACGAGGTAAGTGATTCGAGCGACGCGAACACCTCGCGACCACGGAGGACAGTGCCAGGTCCATATGGCGTGTCCTTCGATGTCGCGGAGATGTGCGAATTCGCACTAATCACACCGCCGATCGCGTACGGTGCCTGTACACTTCCAACTGCACTCTTGACCCGTGTTCCGCCTAGGAACCCGGCCGAGCCTGCCGTCACACCGGTGGTGAGCGCCGTGATGTCAAGCTTACTGATCGGACCTTCGATGGTCCGACCATTGACCTTGACCTCTGCACGGCGTTCGCCACCTGAACTCTCGATGGGTGAAACGATGACACGAGCGAGCCCGTTGTCGTAATACCGTTCCACACCACCGGTTGTGGTGGAAGGCGCCTCCTTCAGAAACTGCGCAATGTCGCCCGCCAGGTATGACGGGACAGCTTGACGTTGCGGCAAGGTTTCCGGAGAGAGGGTTGAGAGAGTTTCGGTCTCCGTGGGAGAGAGCCAAGACTTCACCTGTGAGTATCCTGAGTAGATGCCATCGCGAAGCGATGTGGCAACGGGGAAACCGTTGTCGCGATCCATCGAGAACACATTCCAGGCGACTTGAATAGCCTTGGGGTCCACGGGGAGACCAATCGCCTTGAAACCGGCGACCAGAATGGCCTCACCGGCCGATCTGTTCTTACCTTCCCACGCCGCTTCGAGAAGTGACGATTGAGTTGGCGACAAGACCGACTGTGAGGGTGTGCGCGGCCGCGCGCCCCCCTGTGTGACTCTACCGAACACATGCTCGACCAGACGGTCGGCTTGCTTCGTAGAAAGAGTCGCATGGGAGCGAACTTGGGCCTGCGATGCCGAAACCGGACTCGGTTTCGGCGCGCGCACCTTGGTTTGGGGCGTGCTAGCCTTCTTGGCTGCACCTTTTGTTGTTTTGTTATTGTTCATGCTTGTATGGGATACACCAGCAAGCAGTGGACTGTTCATTGTGACGGCAGTGCAAATGACCTCTGAGAGAGGCTGATAGGGTACTTCGGGGCTCTATTGTCCCACCTATCGCACTGGGATCCGTGCAGTCTCTTGGCATTCCGGGATAACAGAGAGTGTTACCGCCTTAGCGCTGAAAGTTTTACCTGAGAAGATGTCTCAGAACAGCTTTGGACCCATGACCCGCCACAACCCCATGGCAGTTTAACGTCATACCGGACGTGAACAACTTGAAACAACTACGCAGATACGACGGCGTACGGAGAGTCACTGAAGAGGATTTGATCCGATCTCCAGTTATCTCCCCGAACACCTCGCCGAGCACGGAGTTCGAAGACATAATCGACACCATCCATGGCACGATCGTCCCAGGGTCGGGTCTTCATGCTGAGCACCTTCTCAACCGGATGACCCGGGAGAGGATGCTGTGCTGAGTGACCTGACTGGAACATAGAGCGTGCCACTTTACGCTGAATCTTTGACGTCAAACTTTTGAAGTCGGCCGGGCGGTTAACGCCCATGCCTCCCCGACTTATCGGTAGAAAAAGATTCCGCGTGAACAGTGTTGGCTTCTGTCCTTCTCTCTGTATGACCGCAGTGGTCTCAATGCGAATCCGTTGGCGATTCTCCCGGATGTACATACCGAGGATTTCCGCCTGCCGTCCCGGTAGGGCACCGTCGACGACTCGGTCAGTGTTGGCTACAACACCTTCCGAGAAGCCTTCGACGTCCCAACCTTTGAGCATCGCATTAAGCCGCTCCGACCCGAGAGACTTAGAGTCCTTGACCGTCTTCTCTGCCTTGTCGTCCGCCAACACCTTGTTCTGTCCAAAGAACAGACCAGTGTTAAGAAACGGCACCACCCAGGGGGTTTCACCCGGGGCGTAATGCACCGCAACACTGTTAATATTGGCGTACGACCGGTGAGTGTAGGCCTTACCCACGGACATCTCGAGACCGACGTCCCGTCCGATAGCGATATGATCGGACCAGAGTGCCAGAGGCGCTCGGTAGATCATGTCGTCACCGTTGACGAGGACGCTCTTAAGACGTTCCTTGTGGCAAAGCTTTCGCTCACCGTGCAAATCAGACGTATTCAACAGATACACGCCTAGATTCGCAAGACACAAGATCGGAAAAGACAGCGGCGATCCCATCAGCTGACCGGTCTGCTGCATGCCACGGTACAGACGCTTGTTCTTTGCGTCGGGGTACCACAGCTTGTGCATCCCGAGGACCTGCTCCGCAAGTTGGCGCGTCTCATCGGACACATCCTGAAGGATGTGTCGCAGAATACGACGACTATACTCAGCAGAGAGGCCATCGGTGGCAGCAGAATAATCGATCGAAAACCATTCGTCCTCCGCCGAGCTATGATCCATAAGATCCATAAGGTCGGTGGGACAGAACGTTCGGCCGATTAGTCGGAAACACGGCATATCACGAAGCAACCCGTGAAGACACTTCTGTAGCGGCTTAGCCTGGTAGTAGGGTAGACCCTCTCCCTTGCTAATGACACGCACTTTCAGTGGCTCCAGGATCGCCTGGATAGTGCAATGTAGCTGATTGTCACCAATCTCATCACGAACTGCGCTATCGGACTGTGCTTCAGCACCGAGACGCGACCAATCGTCGCGGCCACAGTGCTCGCGTGTCTCGATGACGGTGTTACTACGCCACTCACCGTTAACTCGGCAGTGGTGGTAGAAAGTCATCGAGATGAGCTCACTGTCATGGATACGGTAGAGACCGTCATCATGGTCAGGGAGCACACGCGTTGCTAACTGTCCGTAAGCGCCACCGGCACTCCGCGTGTTCTCGAAACAAGCCGACGTCGACGGCATCTCGGCCGTGAAGTCGGCGCGCTTGGGGAAGGCTTTCGCCAGCCCTTTGCGCACCATCTCGAGAACACGACGGAATGTCGGTTCCTCCAAAATGTCACCAATGGTGTCCTCGACACCACAGTCTTTGGACGATAGACGATTGAAATGATCGTCATACGTCTTGGTGACAACGCTCGGTGGAAGCGGAAGAGCACTTCTCTTCGCTTGCAACCAAGAAGACCACAAATGTGTGTTCTTCCGATTGTAAGCGTTGAGTCGCGCTTTCATCCACCCCCTCAAGGCACCGGTCGGTCTGAAGACCCGATCCGGCGCCGACGGAGACTCGTTACGCAGGTATTTCGACATTGGGTAGGCCAGAAGAAATTTAATTCTCTTAAACCACACCAAAATGTCTACGTCATCCGCGTAGCTGTGCACTTGTTTCTCAAGTGCGGTCACCACCTCGTCGTTAGCGCCATGATGGCGTACAACGAGGGTGAGCCCCCGTAGAACTGCGGCTGTAAGCTTTGGCACGTCGTCACTGACCTCACACATATCAGTGACGAGGGAAGGACTTCCTTCCCGACTGTCTAAGGACACCGCAACCTTCATACCTTTTTTCTTTCGAGAAAAGGAATCCGTATTTCGGCCTGGCCCTTGGAACGCTCTAGTACCCGTTTGTGATCTCAAATGGGCGCGAAAGCGTATGCACTTTATTAATGACCTGTGATAACTCAC